GCCTGTTGCATCAGGTACTGCCTGACCATTACCCCACGTTCCCTCGCCCCATCCAGTAGCCGAGGAATTCCATCCATCAAATGCAACTTTGACATCAGCCACACACTATATCCTATGCGATTCTTATGATCGCGTTACTAGCGTCTGCTGCTGGAAACTGGATAGTAAAGTCACCGCTTGTAGATGTCTTATCTGCTCCAAAATCCAGTATCGCTACTGCTCTATTAGCTGATCCCGCTGTAGTAGAGGAGTTATAAATTAACGCGCCTCTTGCGGTAATTGAGCTGCTAGACCAAGTAGTATCAGCAAAATCGGTAAGTGCTGTAGTTCCTGATGTGGTCGGATCTACATTAGTTAACGTGTTACCACCAGCCGTATAGCCTGTACCTGTAGCAGATACTTCGTTAGTGGTTGCATAAGCCGTAGTAGAAGCTGACATCGTTGCACTGCTGGTATACAGAGCAATCTTAAACGTATTGCCAGTACCTGTAGTGGTGGTTGTCCCGCCGCCAGAACCGTTGTGGAAATTATGAATTCCCTGAAGTAGCTCTGACTTAAAACTTGTCGCCATTGCTGTTGTGATCGCCATTACAGTCTCCTTAATATATCAGCAATGTCTGGATGACCCTGCTGAATAAACTCATTATAAAGCGTTGTTCTATCGCTTTTAACCGCTTGCTTAATAATACCTAAAACCACGTGATAAATGCGATTTTTAAAGGCTTCTGCCTGTTGCCGTACAACAGGATCCACTGACGCAGAAATCCCTACTATCTGTTCTACTGCTCGTTCAGCCAACTCTTCAGGGGATAATCCTCTGTTTTCTGTTGTTTTAACAACAACATCTCCCATATTAGACTTAACCGCTACTTCAAACATAATTAAGCCATCCGAGGCACATCATGCCTATATTCGTCTTCAACGCCATAACCGTCCCCTACTCGATTTAAATTAACCAACGCTTCTTTGAACCTTTGCTCATAACCGGCTGATTCTTCTGGAATTTTTAAGAAATTTGCAGCTTCCACCAAACAACCGTACAAAAGAGCGTCCGGGGCATTTGTAGACAGCCAAGTAGTTCCGCTGGTAGCTCCCGCCGTCAAAGAGGCGGGACGATACTTATAGTGAAGTTCAAAGGTGTAGCCACTGGCCGGGGTGGGAGCCAACAAAAAGGTTGAGTCATCGAACAAAGCATAATATTTAGGGACCCCTGTGGTAGCCGAAGCCGGGGTAAAAGATCGAATAAAGGAAACATGCTTTAATAAAAGATAGATGTAAGTGCTGCTAGATATGACAGCCAAGCTATAAGGTGCAAGAAAATCACTAGGGCTAGAAAGATACGCGCTATCTGCCGTCGCTGTTCCCGTGACATTTTTACGGAATAGCGGCATATTGACGTTTTTTAATATCCGCTCCTCTGCCTCTTTGATAAAAACCGATAAATTATTGTCAAACGTGGTTTCTGTTGTTTCACAATAATCTTGGATAGCTGTTTTAAGTGTTGCGTAAGTAAAACTCATGTGGTAGTCACCGTCACAGTGCCAACTTGAGCTGCCGCTATAATGGGCACAAAGGGATTAATTTCGGGTATAGGAACCCCAACCGAAACAACCAAGGGCTCTACACGATCCGGTCTAGGATTTAAAATTGCTTGAGGGTCCCCTACTTTAGGCAAAGGATACAACTGGGGCTGTTTTGGCTCCCATTCATCCCAACCAACCAAGGCCCCGGTCCATTCTTTCTTCATACGATTCCGTTTGTAACGGAAGCCCGACCGATCAGATATGCCGTAAGCGTTTTTTGCAGAAGCAAACTTTCCCATGCTTATACCCTATGATAATCGTAAGTGGGCGAAATAAAAGAAGAGGCCCGATCACGATCTTCTTCTATCGCTCTTTGCATTTCTTCTTCGTATATCGTTTTTAAGATTTGGATCATAGCTGGATTACGCTTCATAGCAAGATAATACGCCAGCCCCGCAGTTAAACAGGGATAAAAGCGAAAAGGCACTTCCATCGTATCCGTGTAACCGTCGGCATCGTCCATACGGACCAACCGATCAAACTTTACAATGTCAGAACTGCTGTCTGGAACAGGCCACAGCTTCAATTCGGGGGTAATTTGACGATCCAAAAAGAACTGATTAGCTCGGCTACTTTGTGACTTATTCGGGATAGCCAAATAATCACCTCGACTTATACGAGTAATTTGGTAGTCCGTACTATCTCTGGTAACGACTGCCGACAAAATATCAATAGTAGCTTGCACGTTAGTAAGATCTACTGCAGCAGACAACGTAGTAGTAGCTCCACTAGTTCCGCCTGTTAAAGTTTCTCCATTAGTAAACGTGCCGGAAGGCAGTGTAATAGCAAAAGAAGTACTAGAAGGCTTGCTTGTAATACTGGCCGTAGCCCCACTAGAACTTCCTGTAATGGTTTCTGCCACAGAAAAACTGCCAGAAGCACCCACCGTCATGGTAAGCGTACCTCCGGGATAATTTCCTATACCGTCTGCCAAAGTGATAGAAGTTTGCTCTATAGTCCACTGATTAAGACCTCTGTTGGCCCAATCAGCTAAAAGAATATTTAAAGAACGACGTGCGGTTTTAAGATCATAACCCGTTCTAAGCTCTAACCCACAGCGTTCAAACGCCTCTTCTATATACTCAGCGACATCAAGTTCAAAGTTTACTGAACCAGAAAGTGCCATAAGTTAAGCCCTACCCGCCTTTCTTGTCGTGCTTCTTAACCATGCCCCCACCGCGCATACCTTTAGGCTTACCTTTACCTTTACCTTTAGAAACAGATCCTAGTTTAACAGGACTTTTTCCCGGGCTTGGGTATTTACCCATTGCATTTAGCTTGTGGAGATTTGTAAGTTTATCGTCCATATTCCAATTTCCTATAAAAAGATTCCCTTAACTTAAACGCCTGTTGAAGATCCTCGTCGTCTTCAAAATACTTTTGATAATAGCCCAACGGCTTCAGCTTATCTGAGGCTTCCTGTAATTTGCTCAACCTTTGAACAAAATACATAGCATAGCGAACATCGTTAACACCCTTAAAGGTGCCATCATCAATAGAGCTAATAGCATCATCATCAGGATGAAAGCCCATAATCCATAAGTCTTTTTGAATAAACATTCCTTCGGCTATGTTTTCATTCAAAGTGTCCACGTTCTCATGGAATTCTTCGGCGTCCTCATACGCTAAATCGACAACTACCACAACGTCATAAGCATCATCAAACTGAGACAGCACAATGTATAAAGGAAGTTTATCTTTAGCGTTTTTAAAAACAACTTCTATACGTTCTGAGTCCCAGCAAGCTTTTGCATAAGGACAAGCAGGGAGATCCCCTATGTCTTTTTCCAAAGCATAGGCAGACCAAGCCCTTATTTCATCACAAATAAGTTTTTCTTGGCCTGTACGAAACCGCAAAAGATTCATGTGTGTAACGTCCGTTTACGTCGGTTTGATAAAACCTTCCCACACCCTCTTGCAATTTTTCGTTTAGACTTTCCCCGGCTTTTGGCCTTATTACGCATGAAATGCTGTCATAGTAGTAAAGGTCGATTGCGTATACTGTATATACGCACCCGCCGTAAACAATACGCCCTCTTCTGGAATAACTACATCCCGAGTGACGGTTGCACTAGCTACTGTGCCGACTTTCATCGTACTGGTTCCCGCAGGAGACGTGATTAAAAAATCAATAGTTCCCGCAGTACCGGAGTTAACAATATAAGCTCCCTTTAGCCTCGCTCTTCCTGCAAATATAACGTCTGCCGCAGAGTTATTAATTCCTGCCGAAACATTACCCGCTGGATCACCCACCGCTGCAATAGCCGTGACTGTTTTAAAGTATTTTGATCCCGTAGCGGTTCCCGCGTTTGCACCCGTGATCGATTCCGTTTGAGAATCCCCATTTACATCAGTTCCTGTGACTGTAAAAGAAATTCCAGAATCATCACCAGCGGACAGAATAGTAACTACTCGTCCTGAATCAAACGTGCAACTACCGCCCGAAGCTAAAGCACCCTCAATCGTTAAACTGGCGTTGTTGCCTACAGCGGCGGCTGCTGAAATTCCGTCAGCATCTAAGGCTTGCGTATCAGCCGTAATAAAAACAGCTTTAACATCTGATCCTGCCATGTATCACCTCCTTTATGCGTCAGCAAATGGAGTAACAACTGTGCCAGAAGCAAGGGCTATCCCTGTAACAACATATTTAGCACTAGCTGCTGCATAACATGTAACGACCGTTCCTACAATGCCGCCTTTAGTAGAGCCATTCATCGTAATAACATCGTTAGATGAAGCAGACAGGAATGTTTTACCGGCTGCATCGCTTTTACCCAGATAAAGACCTCCAACGAACTTGTCTGTGCCGTCGGTTAAAATATCCATATCGGTAGCTGCGGTAATTACCAAAAAGGTAAAAGTTGCGCCTAAATTATTTAATTGATTAGGGTCGGTAGAATCTCCCGGAGTGGTAGTAACAATTGAAGGCAATGTAAACTTGCCGTCAGCGTCGTTACATAGCAATAGTTTTCCTGCATGAGCTGCAACAGTCAAAGTAGTATCAGCCGTCAAGCTAACTACGCTGGTTGAACCAGCACTGATAAAACCACCAAGGGATCGGACTGGGCCAGAAAAGGTTGTCTGTGCCACTTTAGTACCTCCTTACGAAAGGATTTGCTCTAGAGTCTTCGTAAGTGTCTGCTGGGACAGTCGCTAGAGCTATTTATTCCCAGAATAAAAGCTAACTATACCGAAAAAACAAAGGGGCAACAATGTTGCCCCTTCGTACTTTCGTTACGCTCCGGGCGTACCAAAGACTCCACGCCAATCCGAAACCCCGAAAGAATATCTTTCACGGGCCTTGAATCGCATGTTACCGGTGTCAAAGTCACCTTCCATCGCAGTGCGAATGGGGGTTCTTTGGAACATCTTAAAGCCGTTAGGTGCATCCGTTTTAATGAAGTACGCATCGGTATCTGTCAAGAAGTGGTTAACAACCGCTCCATCAGGCAGCATACCCATAGACTTCACTGCGTTTATATCATTATCCCCTGTTCCGGGACGCAGATTAGAGTTTAAAACTCGCTCAGCAATAAACTGAAGTTCTTTGGGAATAAGCAATTTCATTCCACGAACCGCAATTTTTAAGCCGCGCTCGTCTGTAAACCCAGCGACATCAATAAGCATTTGCTCTAAAGACGTCTCATTCAAATCCGCCGCAGTAGACAGCAAGTTACGCTGGTTACCGGACAAAGATGGGTGAGATGAAGAGCATAATGCAACGCCATCACCAATAGCTGAAGCACCTGCCGTAAAGGCATTGTTCAGAATGGTAGCAGCTTTGATTTGCTTAGTTTGAGACATCGACCTAGCCAAAGCACGGGTATAACGTGCGGCCAGTCGGTCATAGAGATTATCTTCGATAGCTTCTTCAGTGATCGAAAACGCCAGAGCTATGGTCTCATGCGTATAACGAGCAGTATAAGTT